GCGCTGATTACGATCGACTGACTACGGGTCCATTGTAGATGGTGCAAAACCGAATCGACATTCTGTCGATCTTCGCGAAACTCCGAGGATAAAATGGAACTGACGAAGTCGCTGTTCCCCTGTCATATCAAAGCCGCGAACGCCGACGAGGGTATCCTCGAAGCGATCGTATCTGTTTTCAATAACGTCGACAGTGTCGGCGACCGCGTGCTCCCGGGCTTCTTCGATCAGTCGTTGAAGTCGAAACTGCCGAAAGGCGTCTGGATGCACGATTGGAACGCGCCCGTCGCGAAGACGCTCGAAGCCCGCGAACTCTATCCGAACGATCCGCTTCTCCCGGATTCGTTGAAGGGGCTCGGCGGTTTGTATGTTAAAGCCAAGTTTAATCAGAACACGCAACGCGGACGCGAGGCGTTCTCTGATATTAAAGAAGGTATTATCGACGAGTTCTCGATCGGTTACACGATCGACGAAGATCGCATCGCCTCCGATGGCGCGCGCGAACTCGTCAAGGGCACACTCTTCGAGTGGAGCCCTGTTCTATTCGGTGCAAATTCAGCGACTGCAATGATTAGCGCTAAGGGACTACAAGAAGACATCGACGCCGTCGGAACTGACGTCGTCCGTCTTGTCGGTAGGTTGAACGAACGCGCAAAGATTCGCGAGAAAGAAGGACGTACGTTATCGTCGGCAAACGTGGCGCGTCTGTCTTCGCTCGTCGATTCTCTTTCGGAAGCGGTGGCCAATATCAAAGAGCTCATCGACGCGGCAAAACCTAAGGACGCGAAAGCGCTGATGGAGATGCAACGTTTGCGGGCTCTTCACAATCAACGACAAGGGAACAACCAATGAACATCCAACAACTCACGGACGCGATTCGTGTGAAGTCGGAAGAGCTCGAAGTTCTCACGAACATCGCCGAGCCAACGTCGGAAGACGTAGCAAACGCGACAAAGCTCAACGACGAAATCGACGCGCTCCAAAATCAACTGAACGAAGCCAAGTCATTCGACGCTATCAAGTCGAAGAACGCCGCTCGCGTTAAGGAGGTAAAGACTGTGGTGAATCAACTGCCAACAGAACCAAAGATCACCGGCGGCGAATCGTCAGCTAAGGCGAATATGGCGCCGGCTGATTTCAAGTCGTATGTAACTGGTCTCTTCGTCAGCGGTCTCACAAATGAGAACGCTCGTCAAAAGTACAGCGAAGTGACTGGCGTCGAGTACAAGACTCACACGCAAAATCAAGATGCAACGGGCGGTCTCTTCGTACCTGAAGAAACATCGTCGTATATCATCGATCTGAAAGAAACATACGGCGTATTCCGTCGCAACGCTCGCGTCGAGCCGATGGGCTCGGAGACGATCCGTATCTTCCGCATGAACGACGATATTACAGCGTACTGGGGTTCGGAAGCCGGAACTTACACAGCATCCGACATGACGTTCGGTTCGGTTACGCTCACAGCTAAGAAGCTAACAGCACTCGCCGCGATCAGCGAAGAACTGAACATGAACGCGACAGTTAACCTCGGACAACGTTTCGCAGAGTCCGTAGCTCGTCAGTTCGCAAAGAAGGAAGACGAAGCCGGTTTCAACGGCGACGCGACATCTTCGTACGGCGGTATCCTCGGCCTTGCTAAGAAGTTCCAAAGCGTCCTCGAAGCCGCAGGCGGAACATGGACGAACGATACACATAAGGGCTACCTCGGCGGCGCTCAGGTTGTCAGCGGCAACCTCTTCACAGAGGCAACGCTCGCAGACTTCGTAAGCGGCGTTCGCAAGCTTCCAACGTACGCGATCCCTGGTGCGAAGTGGTACTTCAACAAGGTAGCATTCGGCGCAAGCGCTGAGCGCATCGCAGTGAACGCGGGCGGTGTTACAGCCGCAGAGATTGCCGGCTCGTTCGGTACTCGCTTCCTGGGCTATCCTGTCGAGTTCGTCGACGTGATGCCAAGCGCAGATGCTAACTCGCAAGTCTTCGCATACTTTGGTAACCTCGCACAAGCTGCGTCGATGGGCGACCGCATGAGCACATCGATCAAGATCGACACGTCGCTCGGTTTCCAGACGGACACGATCTACGCGAAGGCTACAGAGTACGTCGATATCGCAGTTCATGACGTCGGCAACTATAACGCGACAGCATCTTCGCGCGTTGCAGGCCCGATCGTCGCTTTTGTTTCACAGAACGCATAAGGAGAACACAGAATGAACTCACTGCAAAATGTTAAGGTCGTGAACTTCTGTCCTCCCGGCGCGGTCGTGGATAATGCAGATTTCACAACAGGCGCGATCGATACCGCTGGTTTCGGTAAGATGGCGATCTTCTTCTCACTCGGCGCGACTGATATCGGATTGACAGCACTTAAGCTTCAACACTCCGACGATTCAGGCATGGCCGGCGCAACTGACATTACCGGCGCAGTTTATGGCGCAAGTGGTGCTCCGGCTCTTCCAAGCTCGACAGACGACAACAAGGTATACGCGTTTCATGTTTCCCTCCAAGGTAAGAAGCGTTATATCGACGTCGTCGCAACGGGCGGAAACGGCGCTGTTGGTTCGTATGGCTCAGGTATTGCAGTGCTCTACAACGGCACGGACTTCGATCCGAGCAACGGCGACCAAGGTGTCGGCGGCGCGTTGTACGTCTAACATCAAAAGAGATTTTGACTTCCGGGGCTACGGCCTCGGAGGTGAAAACCTCCAACGAAGGAAAACAACATGGCGATTTCAGGATTCACCGGACAACGTCTCGGAACCTTGCAGACGCAAGCGCTCACGAATCACACGGCCGTAACTATCACACCGCCGGACGGCGCGGACTTCATTGTACTCCAAGTGCATCAACACGACGCGAACATCACGTTCGACGGAACGAATCCGACGACGTCGATTGGTTTTAAGCTCGCGAAGGATACGCCGTTCAAGATCGACGTCGGACAGGATACGACGTTGAAGCTCATCGCGCTCGCAGACTCTCCGAACTGTTATTGGCAGGCCTTCAAAACTAAGAAGGATAACGACGCATGATAGAGAATCTTTTCGGCGGTGGTGGTGGTGGTACTGTTGATACAGTCGTAGCGGGGACGGGGATCAGCGTCAACTCGACAGATCCGGCGAATCCGATTATCACGAATACGTCACTTAACACGGACGAAGTCGCGAAGGTATCTTCGAACGATACGACCGCGGGCTATCTTAACGGTAAACTCGTAGCGGGTTCAAACGTCACTCTCACAGAGAATAACAACGGCGGAAATGAGACGTTGACCATCGCGGCGACTGTACCAGTCACAAGCGTGAACACGAAGACGGGCGCGGTAACTCTTACGAATACCGACGTTGGAGCGGCTGCAACATCACATACGCACGCGGCAACGGATATTACAAGCGGTACAATAGCAACCGCGCGTCTTGGTAGTGGGACGGCGAATAGTACGACGTTTCTTCGTGGTGACCAGGTATACGCCACGCCACCGACTGGAGTAACCGGATTCACAGGTTCACAGAACACAGGATCGCCAAACAATACAGTTAACGCGTCGCGCTTGTTAGTGGATGCGACAAGTACAAATGCCGATGCAGTATTGCAACCAAAAGGAACTGGAGCATTTCAGGCGCAACTTGCAGACAGTGCGTCTACAGGTGGAAATAAACGCGGCGTCTATGCTGTCGACTTGCAGCGTGGTCGCTCATCCGCTGACCAAGTTGCGAGCGGATACGGTGCTGGGTTATTGAGTGGCGAAGCGAACAAAGCAAGTAACCAGTATTCAACTGTCTGTGGGGGGTTTGTTAATCTATCGAGTGGAGAACAATCGTTTGTCGGGTCTGGTATTTCCAATACGGCATCCGGCAACAATTCAGTTGTTTGCGGAGGCAACGGCAATAATGTCAGTGGACTCGAATCTTCTGTTTTGTGTGGCAACTCTAATTATGTATATGGAAAATATAGCTATGTAGGTGGTGGCGTAGGTGCTCGTATTGACAGAGATTACCAATACGCTTTTGCAAATGGCATATTTTCAACCTTCGGCGATTGCCAATACGAGCGGTATGTTCAACGTCGTTCAACAACGAATGCAACACAGACCGAATTGTCGAACGACGGGGCAGCACCAGGAGCTACAACTCGTATACAAATCGTTTCCGATACAACATATACGTTTAGATTTCTTGTCACTGCACGCCGTACAGATGCCGACAACGAGAGCGCAGGGTATAAGATCGAAGGCGTAATTGATAACAACGCTGGTACGACTGCGTTCGTAGGTACACCAACGGTTACAGCAATTGCAGAAGATACAGCTGCTTGGGACGTAGTAGTAGAGGCGGATAATACAAACGATGCCCTTGTGATTAAGGTCACAGGCGAGGCGAGCAAAACAATCCGCTGGGGCGCAGTCGTCGAGCTTATGAAGGTTGGTGGCTAATCATTTAACAAACAAACAACAAAACTATGTCTACACTCGAAACACCAATCACACCAGTCGCCACTAGCAAACTCGCAGTAAAGGCGCAAATTCAATATGTTATCGTGAACTTCACAGACGGCGAAAACTATGCACTGGCGCGCCTGAACTTTGTTGACGAAGATGGTCGTATCAATGTAGCCTACGACGTAAGCTTCACAGCAGAGGAGCTGGCGGACTGGGGCAACGACGATCAGATCGTACTGGCTAAAGCACTCGCAAAGTTTGAAGCGAAGGCTTAACAAATGAACGATCAGTTCTCGAAGTGGATGCTCGGCATTTCGGCCGCTGTTATCGTCGCGATGGGCGGCGCTCTGTTTTCGACGGTTGTCGCGTTGCGCGAAGACATGGCAGTAATTAAGAGCGAGCTCGGATCGATGCGCGCAGATGTTGCAAAACTCGAGAGAGTACAGGCGCAACTTGCAGACCATGAGTATCGAATCCAGTGGATCGAACGAGACGGAGATCACACGTCCGCCGCGAATACGGCGCGAGGTGTTGACTCCGTTCGACGGGCGATTCGCTGAACCAATCGAAGTCGATCGAACTCCGATCGACGAAGCTTGGCGATTGACTCCATACGAACGCGTACAACTGACATGGCTACAAGTTAAAACGACGACGTTGATCGTCGCGCAACTGACGCCGCATCTTATCACAATCGGGATCGGTCGTATTATGAAGAACTGGAAGACCACCATCACGGGTATCGTCGGCGGCCTCGCCGTACTCGCACAGTCGATTTTCGGCGTGTTCGTACCACAGGAAGCAGTCGTCGCCGTGACGCTGTTCGTCGTATCGCTGTTCGCTAAGGACTCCGAGTAACCATCTAACCATAGGCCTGTCACTTATGGCGAAGCGTCCGCGTCCACGACTTAACGACGAAGAGCTCGCGATGTTGAACGAACATCGTCTCCGAGCCGTCGCGGATAAACTGAAAAGCGTAGCAAAGCCGAACGCGCCCGCGGTGAAAACTGCCGGGCCGTTCGGCGGTTCTGTCTCTGGGCCGTTCGAATCGGGATACGATGAACGCGCCGAACCGGTCGCAATTCGCGCGGAGTCGCTCGGGATTATGAACGATCTACACATTCCCGTTCATGACGTCGAAGCGTGTAACCTCGCAGTCTCGTATCTAAAGAAGGCGAACGTCGATACGTTGATCCTAAACGGTGACGTCGTCGATATGTACTCGCTTACCAGGCACGGGAAAGACTCTCGGAAGTACGGACTCCAGTACGAACTAACCACGGCTCGACGCGAACTCTCCGCTCTGCGGAAGTTCTTTGGCGATCGTGTAAAGATGTACTTCATCGAGGGTAACCACGAGCAATGGTGGAAACGATATATGAGAAACGTCGCGCGTGAGCTCGACGAATATCAATCGCTCGCCGATACGTTGAAGCTCCGCGAGCTCGGCATCGAGTACGTTGATAACGGCATGGGGATACAGTGTGGAAAACTTCGCGTTATCCACGGCCACGAAATCAGCGGTTCGGGAATCTACGTTGCAAAGCGTAAGCTCGACAAGGCCAAGACGAACATCACGTTCGGTCACCATCACACGTCGCAAGAGTGGACGCAAACCGATATCCACGGGAACCAACTCGGATCCTGGGCGATCGGTTGTTTGTGCCAACGGACGCCGGAGTGGAATCGCTTCTCAGGATATACGCTCGGATTCGCTCATGTGATGTTCAACGGCGAAGGCGCCTTCGAGTTTCATAACAAGCGCATCATCTCCGGAGTCGTACGATGACCATTCCGAAGTCGTTCGAACTCGGCGGTTTTACGTGGAAGGTTCGCGTCTGCAAGATGACGGACGTCTACGGCGAATGTGATTATCAATCGAACACGGTACGAGTCGCTTCGCACATCGACGGGAAACGCGTCGACGCGGAGAAGAGATACGCGTCGTTTCTTCATGAGTTCTTCCATGCCGCACTGCATACGCTTGGAAAACTCGACGATGAAGAGCTCGTCGCCGGGTTAGAACAAATGACATTTCAGATGATGAAGTCTTCGAGGTACGAATGAAGTTCTCATGGTATGCAATCGCTGACGATGAAGTCGGCGAGAAGGAAGTCCCGGGTTTGCAACATAACCCGAGGATAATCGAGTACCATTCAACGACGACGTTAAAGGCTACGACGGACGAGGTTCCGTGGTGCTCGTCGTTCGTTAATTGGTGTTTCGTTCGCGCCGGTTACACGCCTACGCGATCAGCGGCGGCGCGTTCATGGGCGACGTATGGACGCGAGACGCCTCCGGTCGAAGGTTGTATCGTCGTGCTCACTCGCAACGGCGGCGGACACGTTGGTTTCTACGTTCGTTCGACGGCTTCGCACGTCTACGTCCTCGGAGGTAACCAATCGAATGCCGTCAACGTCAGCGCATACCCTAAGACGCGGGTGATTGCCTACCGAGTACCGAAGAAGATGAACGACGAAGACGAAGGTTTGTACAACTTGAAACTGAATAGGATTGCGTGATGGCGCTCACAACTGCGGCGAAGATCCGCGCAACATGGCTTAACATCGGGGATAGCTCGCAAGATACGCGGCTCGGAGTTCTGATCGGACAAGCCGAGGCGATGATGAAGGGCATCTGCAAACAACCGCTCGCGAGCGAAGCCGTAACATACGAGTTCACGGGCGACGGGATGCAGGCGCGCATCCTACCGTATACCGTGCCGGTTGTACTGACGTCACTCCAGTACAAAGCTAATCCAACGGACGCGGCATGGGCGACGGCAACGGGCGCGATCGTAGTGAAGACGGAAGGCGTGAACCAAGTGTTCTTGGAAAATGGGATAACTGCCGGTTACCTCTGGAAACTGAACGCGACAGTCGGATACGACGGTACGACGTACGCGATCCCAAAGGATCTCGAGACGACGTGCGAAGAGATCGCGATCGAACTCTTCAAGGCGACGGACTTCTCCGGACGTGAGAACCGGTTTGGTATCGAGACGCTCTCGACGACGGAGGGCGGCGCAGTGC